AGTTGAAGATCAAGACTTCTACAACACAATACTACAAGCTAGAAAAAAAGCAGAGCAAACAGTAAGAACAAGGAGTAACAATGGCAGATAATAAATATGATAATACGCTTTCTTTATGGAAAAATGCAAAGCGTAGAGAAGGGAAACAAGACCCACAATATACAGGTAGCGGAATGATTGATGGAAAGAAATGGTCTATCTCTGGTTGGATTAACACAGCTAAGAAGAATGAGAAAGCACCGGATATTTCTATTAAAGTAAATCCGTTTAAAGAGTCAACAAAAGATAAAATGCCGTTTTAATCTATGAGCGATAATATTAATCCAAGTCATTATAAGAATAAATCAATAGAGACTATCCATGCTATCTGCTCTCAGTTATCTGAAGCAGAAATGGTTGGTTATCTTAGAGCTTCTATAATGAAATACATTATGCGTTTTGGTAGTAAGAATGGTTTTACTTTAGAGAAAGCCATTGAAGATACAAGAAAATGCAAATGGTTTTTGGATCAATTATTATTAGAACTAGATACTATTAAGAGTTCAGGTAATGACTCTTATAAACATTCTAATGTTCATAGTTTATTTCCAAAGGATAAAAAATGAATAAGAAGAATGGCAAAGACTATATATTTCTAAGTAAAGTCAAGGCAGATGTATTAAATTACATAGCTAACTTTGTTAAAGAAAAGAACTACTCCCCCACTTTAATAGAGATTGGCAATCGCTTTGGCTTTACTAGAAGTAGATCCAATGCAATCGTAAATGATTTAGCTAGAGCTAATCTATTATCTAAGGATGTAAGATACCCTCAGAGAAAGATTAAACTAAGTCATCAACAACTAACAAAGATAAGTTCTTTGAAAGTCAACGAAATATATCCGGTAAATGAAATTTGAAAAAACTTATTTTTACGAATTCAATGCAAAGTTTAAAGAGATTTTTGATGATGTGGAAAGTGCCGCAAAGTCAGAAAAACCTGGCAAGATAAAAGACTTAGAGATTACTAATGTTAAATTTATCTCTGCCAATATTAAACAAGTAAAAGAAAAAGAAAAAAATGGATAAAGAAAACGATCCTAAACAACAAGTTAAAATAGAGAAGCGTTATTATACTCTACTTGAAAAAGAAAAGAAGTTAGAAGAGCAAGCGCTTAAAGTTGCAGAGAAGAAAAGGAAAGCTGCGTTTGAACTTGGAATGAAGGATTTAGAATTTGAAGATATAGCCAGTTAATAAATAATTGGTATGCGTATTGTAGGTTGTAAAATAACTAAGGAGAGAGACATGACTAAAAAAAAAGAGATAATAGGTTATCATGGATATTATGATAGCAAGAAGAAGCGAAGAGTGCTAAAAGTTTTATATAGAAAGATTAACTAATTAATGAATTCCTTTGGAGAAAAAGACTGCCAAAAGAATATTGACTATGTCAATTATGAAAGTGTCTTTATTTGTTTTTATCTAGCGTAGAAGTATAGGGAGTTTTTCGTTGAGACTCCCTATATTAAATTATTTTTTAACGCCTTTAATTATTCCTTTATTGAAAGACGCATAGAATACAGAAGAACCTCTCTTTTTACCGTATTGCTTTTGCATTTCTTTCATAATCTTTTTTCCTTTTTTACTTAGTGGCATAGTTACTCCTTTGTATTATAAAATTGACTATCATCATTCTCTGTTCTCCAACCGTCAGTCTCAACACTTGGATAATCCATATTAGTTTTATAATCTGGAATATTATCTTTAACAGTAAAGTTAGGAAGGTTAAACAGTATTCTATTGTTAGGCATTAATGCGTAATTGCCTTGCCATTCATCACCTTCAGCTATTTCTAATATATGATGATGCTTATGTTCCGGTGATATTTCTGAATAGGTAGTGTTTAATAAGTTAATATCTGGTTGGCAATAATCTATTGAAAATTCGTAATTAGCTTTACGCAATTTATTATTTCTATCTAAAAACTTACATTGAGAAGTGGCTAGCGCATTGTATTCAACAACACCTGCATAGTAAGATAGACAATCCCAATAAGCTAAATCTTTTAATTGTAAATCTTTAACTTGATTTCTTTTATATCCATCTGAAAAGAAAGCATGAATAGGAAGTCTTGCATAGTTAGCACCATTGGGTAGCAAGATATTAAACAAAGGAGTTCTACCTTCTAATGTAGTTATAGAATGGATTAAACAATCCTCTTCTTCTCCTATATGTTTTTCTTTATTATATAGAAACTCTAGTCTGATCTTTGCTTTCCAAACTGGGATGTTGTGGTTTAGAAATGCCATCTTTATATTCTTTCTCCATGCAGCTTACATGCTGACAGTTTCTATCTGCGTAAATAACAAAAGAATCTGTATTAACAATTTCAACACTACAAGTTTTACAAAAACCTACATGCTGTAATCTAAATTTTTTCTTAGCCATTAATTACCATGCTTTACAAGACCAATATCTAGCTGATAATTTATTAGTCTCACCTTCGCACTTATGTCTAGCTCTAAATGATTTACGTCTTGCTTCTATATGTTTTTTAATTTTCATATTGGGATCACCAAAACGAACAAGTTTTACTTTGCCATTTTGTTTAGCAAGAACTGCTGACTTCTTTCTTTGACCAGGAGTTGACTTTGGTTTGTTGTAACCAGAAAATCTTTCTCCTCTATATACAACCATTATCTTGCAAGTGGATTAGAATTAGAAGCTCTAAGTTCTTTCATTTGAACTTTTAATAATTCAACTTCTTTTTGTAATATCAACATATCATTCTTAACTGTGCTTACTTTAGATGGATCAATGCTATCAATCTTTGACATGATTTCTCCATACTTAATAAAGCCACCACCAATAGTACCAATGATTGCAACTGTAGCTATAATCTCTTTTAAATTATTCTTTACTTTATCTAACATATTAACCTCTTATTCTTTTTAATTGTTCTAATTGAATGATTAAATCATTCTCTTCATCTTGTATTTCTTTTAATATATTCTGTCTAGTAACTAATGGATCTTTATTTATATAACTATTTAGATTAACATTAGTGTATATAGGGTTTTGTTCTAGCTGTAATTGATTAAAGAAATTAGGATTAGGAACACCAACCATTTGCTTTGAGATATAAAATGGTTTATTCTCATACACACTTAAACTAGGTTGATTACTTTTTAATGCGTCAATTTTTATTTCTTGTACTGACTTCACTTTTGTATCTACACCTTTTAATTCTTTTTCTACTTTATCTAATTGTTGTTTCACTTTGGCATCTACCTGCGTACTGCCTGCACTTGGCTTCTCTTCTGTTGAAGAAACCTTAGTAGTATCTTTGCCTGTGGGTAACTCTTCTTTTGAAGATTTTTGTTCCTTAGGTGTTTCCTCTTTAGTTGCGCTTTGTTCTTTATTAACCTCTTTAGGTTGTTCTGTGGATTGTTTTGGTTGTTCTTGCGCTGGTTGTGCTAATTGAATTGTATCATTAATCTTTGCAGGTTCAGAAGTTTGTTGAGTTATAACAGGAGATTCTACAACCGGAGCTTCTATCATTGCAACAACAGTAGGTTCTGCAATCTTAACTTGTTCAATAACTGTAGTTAAAATTTCAATGGGAGTTATTGTAACAGGTGGTAAAGGATTTGTTACATAAGTAACAGTTAAAGAAGGGTTCATTAAATCAGCAGCATAATGATATGGAGAATTAGTAGATTCATAAAAAGAAAATCTACTTGTAATACTGTAATTAATTTGTGAGTTTCTATCTACAACAGCTATGTTTTGATAATTATTAAAATAAGAATTGGTAAAGTTAACTGTTCTATTTTGTGTAGTTGATACACCGTTATCATTAGTAATAACTTGTGTCATGGTTACATTTTGATTTGGATTGCCAGACCAAAACCAAATGTCTGCACCTTGAGTAGATGTAAAACCCTCATTGATTTGTGCTTGAGTTAAACCAATAGTAGATAATGAAATTGTATTCTCAATATATTTTCCACTAACCCCTGCTATTGTTCCACTACCATGAGTAGAATAAAGATTAGTTCCACTCCAACCATTAGCAGTTGTAAATGTATTCGGTGTTAAATTAGAAGTAGTTGTTGTTTGAGAGAAAGAAACTACAGAAGTAACAAGCCAAATAATAAAGGTATAAAAAATGACCATGAATTTTCTTTTGCTTCGTACCAAGCGTCTATGTCGTTAACTACTTTTTTTCGGTTAAAGACTCCTGCTTTTTTGTTTCTTCAATTACTTTTAGTTTTTCAATATATAAATTATAATCTGGTCTTAGCTTATCATACTTCAACCATTGCGCAGTTGCATCAGCGCCGATCTTACCTTCAAATGGACATGGAGTTCCTGAGTTCTCCATAGCATG